GTCTATGTTTCTTCGCCGCAAAGTAGACGCCGGACGGCAAGCAATAAAAGACGGGCTAATAAACGGCGTCGCCTACTTCGAATGGTCCGCCGATCCAGACGATGATCCGTTCGATCCTACGACTTGGGCCAAGTGTATGCCCGCACTAAATCAGACGATCGACTCTTCAACAATAGATCACGCGCTCGCGACGATGACTTTAACCGACTTCCGAAGAAGCTATCTAAACACTTGGACGAATCAAGACGATCGACTCATCCCCGAAAAAGTATGGTATTCGTGCAACTCGGCGAAAGTAGCTCCCGCCGGACGACTATCTTTCGGACTCGACGTTTCTCTAGATCGTTCTTGCGCGTCTATTGTCGTCGCCGACGAACAAGGCCGAATCGAAGTAATCGACTCGCGTCCCGGCGTCGCTTGGATCTCTCAAAGATGCCTAGAGCTTTCGCGGCGATGGAAAGCTCCGATCGTCGTAGACGGCTATTCACCCGCCGGAGCTCTCGTCGAACCGCTTCAAAACTTGCAAGTGAACGTCGTCAAATATCGAACTCAAGACGTCGTCTCGGCCTGTAACTTATTTTATGACGCGATCCTCGATCGAAGCGTCAAAGTCAAAACTTCAAGCGTTCTAGACGACGCCATCCTTAACGCTAAAAAGCGTCCTCTCGGTCAGTCTTGGCTCTGGGCCAGAATGAACACCGACGCCGACCTAACTCCGCTCTATGCGGCGACGCTCGGATGGCATCACTCCGTTCACCGTAAAATCGAAACGAAGCCGCGATCTCTAATCTTCTAATCCCGTTAGACCCACCATCTAAGATATAGTCTTTAGTGCGATGGCTATATTCGACCGACTCCGTCTAAAAAAGCGTCAAGGGATTCTCCCTATGCCACAGCCGAACGCCTACGTCGATTCGTTAGGTCGCGTCTCACGTTACTACGACACCGTTTACGCGGGAACTTTCGTAGACGAAGGAACTACTCTCTCGATCCCCGGCTTATGGCGAGGCATTACTTTAATCTCGGAGACGATCGGCGCTTTACCGATTCACGCCTATAGAGGCGACGTAAGAATCGAACCGATCCCGGCACTACTAGAGCGACCTTATCCGAACGAGACAAGAATCGAAACGATCTCGGCTATGGCGGCCGCTTTAGTAATTCACGGAAACTACATCGCCATCCTCGGCGATATTGGCGCGAACGGCTACCCGGAATCTATTTATCCGGTATCACCGACAAGAGTTCACGTCGAGCGGAACGCCGGACGTTTAACTTACAAAATTAACGACGAAATTTACGAAGCCGATCGAATAATGCATATTAAAAACTTTACGCTTCCCGGCCAGATCGTCGGGCTTGGAGTCGTCGCCGCTCAACGTCAAGGAATCGGATCGGCTTTAGCGATGCAAGCTTACGCCGCGAAATACTTCGACGGCGGAGCTCAACCGACCGGGATTCTCTATTCAGATAACGCGGATCTCACTCAAGACGAAGCGGATATGTTAAAGGCTGTCTGGATGCGGCATTACGGCGGAACTTCACGCGAGCCGGCCGTTCTCAATTCGACTACAAAGTTTCAACAATTAAGCGACAACGCTAAAGACTCTCAGCTAGTCGAATCGCGAGAATTCAGTCTCACAGAAATAGCAAATATGCTCGGACTCCCCGGCTACTATCTCGGAGCTCCGAACTCGTCGCGAACCTACTCGAACGTCGAGCAAGAACAACTCCAATTCCTAAGAGGGATCACGCCGCTTCTTACTCGAATCGAAATGGCGTTTACGGATCTACTACCTCGCGGACAGTATGCAAAATTTAACACCGACGCACTACTTCGCTCCGACACACTTACCCGCTATCAGGCTCACAAGATCGCGCTTGAATCTGGCTTCTTAACCGTCGATGAAGTAAGAGCCGACTTCGAGAATCGTCCACCGATCGGAGAGCCAGAGACAACTATCGAAGAAGCCGAAGAAGAAGATATCGAATTACCTCAAGAAGAACCGCTAGACGAATAGGATAAAGATATGTCTTTAGAAACTAGAAGATTCGAAAGCGATCTAGAGGTCCGCGCCGAAGGCGACGGTCGGACTATTTGCGGAATCTGTGTCCCATACGACACCGAAGCACGAATCCATCCGGGACTAGTCGAAGTCTTTCGAATGGGAGCATTCGAAGCCGTAACTCGCGCCGCTCATCGCGTAAAACTATTACAAGGCCACGATCAACAAGTTCTCCCACTAGGCAAGGCGACAACACTTCGCGAAGATAAAAAAGGACTATACGGCGAATTCCGTATCTCTAAAACGGACGTCGGCGATCAAGCTCTAGAACTCGTCCGGGACGGCGTCCTAACTAATCTTTCGATCGGCTTCCAACCATTAAAAGATCGCAAAGCGGCGAACGGAGTAATCGAAAGACTTAAAGCTCATCTCGCCGAAGTTTCTTTAGTCACTTTCGGCGCTTACGGCGAAGCGGCATCCGTTCAAGCCGTCCGCGAAATCATCGAAAAACCTAATCTCGCACAATTAGAAAACGTCCTCGCGAAAATTAGAAAATGAAATCGTCGTCCGTTACGGTAACGACGTCGCCGACTCTGCTAGTCGAAAAAGACGAAACTAATCGCTACATCTATACTCACGTCGTCGGAAACGCGACCGTCTTTCTCGGCGGATCTAACGTCTCAATCTCTAATGGCTTAAACACCGAAAAGCACACTACGCCGCTAGAAATCTTTTTACCGATAAACGAGCGACTTTATGGAATTGTCGAAACGGGAACCGAAGACGTTCGAGTCTTAATCGGAGACTAGATCTATGCCGTATCGCATAGAAACCAATAATCCCGAATGCGCGTCCGGCTATGCCGTCGTCAAAGAATCAGACGGAAGCCTCGTCTTCTGCCACAAAAGCCGACGCGAAGCAAAAGCACAAATCGCCGCAATAGAAGCAAGCGAAAACTATCGAGCGCTTCCAGATAATTATCGGCCGTCTTCATCCGAGAACGTGCCAGATGGTAGAGCTTGCCGAAATTGTGTTTACTATGCCGGCGGCTATTGTTCTAAATGGGACGCAAAAGTTTTAGCTTCTTACTATTGCAACGCTTGGGAAGGATCTAAAGAAATTGAGAGAGCGGAATCTTATAAACCAACTCAAGAAATGAAAGCCGAAGCTCGACGCGGCCTCGAATGGCGTCGCCTTTACGGTCGCGGCGGAACTGAGATCGGCGTCGCTCGCGCTCGCGACATAATAAACGCTCTTTCATACGACACCGTTTTAAGAATGCGATCGTTCTTCGCTCGACACGAAGTAGACAAACAAGGCGAAGGATTCTCACCTAACGAAAACGGTTATCCGTCGGCGGGTCGTATCGCTTGGGCTCTCTGGGGCGGCGATCCCGGTAAAGTCTGGGCTAATAAAATCATCTCGCAAGAGACCGATCGGATGCTTGCAAAGTTGAACACCGTCGGACTACACTCGTAGAGACGACACCTCTAAAGAATTATCGCCGCACCTCGACAAGATCGACACCCGGCCAGATCTTTAAGACACCTCGATAAAAAACCATCGACAAATCTAAAGGATTAAAACCGTGAACTTTCTTACACAACTACAAGAGAAGCGAAACTCAAAGAACGAACTCATCGACGCGACATTGAACCGCGCCGCCGAAGAAGATCGCGATCTTAACGACATTGAAGTCGCTAACGTCTCCGCTCTGGCTCTCGAAATTGAGAAGCTCGACGCACGAATTCAGCAAGTCTCAGAGATCGAAACGCGCAAACTTGCCGCTATCGAACTCGCTAAAAAAGTAGAAGTCTCAACTCCAGAAACTCGTCAAGTAGGCGGATGGAAAGTAACTTCGGAAGAGCCGACCTATCACTCTCGCGGATCGTTCTCGTTCTTGGCCGACGCTATCTCGTCCGAGTTCTCACGCGATTCAGACGCAACGGATCGAATCGCTCGCTATAACCGTGAAGTAAGACTTGAAAAGCGCGACGTCGGAACGGCTAACTTCGCCGGTCTCGTAGTCCCGCAATATTTGATCGACCTTTACGCTCCGCTCGCTCGAGCCGGTCGTCCGGTCGCGGATATCTGCCGAAAGCACACTCTCCCGGCTCAAGGTATGACGGTAAACATCTCGAAGGTAACAACGGGAACCGCCGTCGGCTATCAGGCTTCGGAGAACGACACAGCTACAGAGACAAACATCGACGACACTCTCTTAACCGTGAACGTGAACACCATCGCCGGTATGCAAGACGTCTCGAAGCAAGCGATCCTACGCGGCGCAAACATCGAAGAAGTAGTCCTCGCGGATCTCATCTCGGCCTATAACACAAAACTTGACGACGGCATCCTTAACGGCGGCGGCACAAGCGGACAGCCGGTAGGACTCAACACAGCACTAACTCAAGTAGTTACGTTCACCGAGGCCTCTCCGACAGTCGGCGAGCTCTATCCGAAGATCGTAGACGCGATTCAAAGAGTTCAGTCGAACGTCTTTAGCGGCCCGAACTATATCATTATGCACCCTCGACGCTTGGGCTTCCTTTTGGCGGCCGTAGAC